TGGTTGATGGTATGCCGAATTTTACTCGATAGAGCCAAAAATATCTATATTTTCCATTCGATTTTTTTGCCCTAAATCCAATAGCAACAGGTGATGTGACATCTTCTTCGGATGAAACTATAACGTTATTATTGTCTATCACTGCTCCAATTAAATCTCCTGCTATTTCAGATCCAATATCGTCAATTCCAAGTGTAATTGTACCATTTTTGAATTCTTTTATAGTTTCGCAAAGCGAGTCGTCGGCGTATAAGGTCGCGTCTGCTAATTCTACCGATAACTCTGCTGTCATTGCCTTTGCGAGTATTTTTGGTATTCCATAAATTTCATTCCCATTTGCGTCCTCTGTTATTTTCGCATAATATAGCGAATCGAGCCCTAAAGTTGCCATAATTAAATTCCTCCCATAAATTCGTAATGTTTTGCAGTATCAATGGTATAGTGATGATACCCAGTATCTTGTTCATATTCCACATACCATCGACCTGTTATTGTAAAATCAGATTCAAGTAAAAGTTTAGTGATCTGATTTTTTCTTTTAATGTAATTTGTTTTTGAAAAAAGTGATATTCTCACTTCTGATATTTCGTATTCTGGTTCGTTATCAGAAAAAAGGTCAAAGTTATCGGTTATAGGCGTTAAAACGATGTATTCATCAGGCGGTGAACTTTTGAATGAGCCTGTTTCCAGTGGGATATTAAGCACTGATAGAGCAGATTTTAAATCAGATAAAATACTCATAATTTATTTATCTCCGATTCTATTACTTTTCCCATCGCTTCAATACATGCTTTTCTTGATTTATTTTTAGCCGGTTTTAAAAACGGTTTTGGATCTTGCCCCGATTTTCCATACTCTAAAACATTCGCTATCATTGCATTTGTTATTTCATAATAACTTCGTGCGCCTTTTGCCTCATATTGATTGCGCCGTGGTTCATTAAATCCCACTTTTACGTTATGAATCCCATTGTTATCAATATCGTCAGGTGTAACACCCAGTGAAGATACAAGCTCTCCCGTTGACCGTTTCTTTTGTTTTAAATTTTTTCCTATAACTGTTTGTAAATGCGATCTCACGCTTTTACACATGATATCGCCACCCACTTTTAAAGCTTCTTTTACGATTTCATCGGTTTTGTTTCCAAGTTTTGAAACTTTCTTTAAAAACTCTTCTGGAAACCTTATAGTGCATTTTGACACGTCGAAGCACCCTCCTTTCTTCACGATTGCCACAAGTGTCAATCGATTAATCAATTCGGGGCTTCTCCTTTTCCCCAAAAAGTCACGCTCGTATCAGCTAACGGTTTGTAAACGCGCCGTTTTTCGCTGATTTACTCGCTACCAACTTTCTGGGGACCCCGCGGCGCAAGCGCCTTTAAATTAACTCCAATTAACAAGACGGTTCTATTTTTTTAGCCATAACTTCAATGTACATACCGCGGTCTCTTACGTTTTCTACGGATACAATGTCATAGCGGATTCCTTCATGTAAAATATATAGCTTTGTTGTTATATCAACATTTGGAATTTTCCGAAACTTAAAAATCGTAGTAGCTTCAGAAAACGCCGCCATATTTGCCCATTTTTGAGTGCCATGCCTATCTTCTTTGTAGGCTCTAACACTTGCAACAACATTTTCTACTTTTTCAGAGAACCCCTCTTCGTCGATAACATTTTCGATGGAAATTATATCTATGAAGCTATTCATTTTTCCAAATGACATAACTTACACCTTCCAATCTTTATCTTGCCGTAAAAGCGTGTTTACAGTATTCCAGACCCGATCCGATGCTTGTACATTATCTGCGAAAAAGCCCGCCGTACTTCCATCTCGACTCTCGTAAAAGTGCGAAGAAAGCATGATTACTGCTTGTTCTGTTGCAGGTGACATAGCATTTTCAAGATAATACCCATCAGGTTTTTTCTGATAACTTTCAGCGTATGAAATAGCGGCAGAGATATACATTTCAATAAGCCTATCGTCATCAAAATACGTAATAATTAAATTCGCTTTAACTTTTTCGAGCAAACTGTCACTCATCTTTGCCGCCTCCTTTTTTACTCTGTTGTGTCAGGTTCTAATATTTGCATTGTAAACGTCGTTTCTTTATACCCGTCTGCCCACAATGTAAATGACTTTTCACCCGTTAAATATTTAACATCTTCTGCCTTTATATACAAGACAAAATCACCCGAAGATAATCCGAGTGCACTAGCTTCAGATTCGTCCGTAGCTGAAAGTGTCACAGATATCCCAGTGTCATCCGTGAATTTTAATCCAACTAAACTAGAAAGTCCCGTTCTAACGCCAAAACCAAGCCATTTGTGTACTCCCCATAATTCTCCATGATCTGCATTTTTAAGGTCGGTTACTGAACAATCCAACGCAATTTTAATATCATTTCCATCAATGCTTAAAGTTGCATGACCACTGTTTTCAGCAGTTTCTGAAGTTGGCATTGATGAAGGCGTTGGACATGAAAGTACCGATACATCAAATGAATCAGGTTCCATCAACCCTGCATTTTTTAGCTTTACAAGTAGCGCATTTAAGTCAGCTCTGACTTTTGCTACGGTATCACTTGAACTAGATCCTGCAGCTTGATTAACTGCACCTGGAAAATCTGAAATAACTCCACCTTCGTCAAATTTTAAAGTTCCTCCGATATGCGTAATTTCGCCGCCTTGTTCGGTATAATTTTTCGTATTGTATGACATATGAAATCGCCCTCCTTTCAAATACTCTTGATTAAGCTTTTTGCTTTAAGATTTTAATAGCTTCAGGTAGAATTAATTTACCGTCAACGCGTTGTGTTGAAATAAAGGCGACCTGATCCGTTATTGCGAAGAGTTCGTTTAAACGCTTGAAACTTCTACCTTCACGATCAGCTATCCAGTAATATTGATAATCGCCAAATGCTATGGTTTTGTTTCCTGCGGCTATTTCTGGCATATATGAGGAAGTTAAAACAGGACGATTTAAAATTGTGTCCGGTGTTCCTGCTGTTACAGAAGGTTGCCACAAGTAGTTGCCGCTGGCATCCTTTAGTTTTCTAATTGCCTTTACGGTTGAATCATTCATTAGGAATGTTGCTTTTTTTCTGTATGGAGATCTTAGGCTATAGAATAGATCCATAATTTCGTCAAACGTTATAGCAGTTGAAGAAGCTGTGGTTTTTCCGATTTCTCCTCCTGCAGTATCATCCAAAATTCCTGTAGGTTTACCCGTTCCATCTCCGATGAAAAATGCTTCTTCCTCTTTGGTTCCCATTCTTCTTCCGAACTCTTTAGCTATATAACTTTCAAGGTCGAAGGCACTATCATTCAAAAGTTCTTCACTAACTTTTATCATGGTTGCAAGTTTATAAGCACTTAAAGTTACTTGCTTGAAGCTATCGTCACTCTCTGGAATTGCACCCTCTTCGTCAACCCATAACGCATTGCCTTTTGTTGCTACAACTGGGATCTTACGGTCTCCGCTTGATGTTTGAATGATATTTGCTAGACTCCTAAAAATGTTTTCTTCCTCAAGAGCTTCAACCAAAGTACGTTCAAATTCATCAGGTGCAAGATATCCGCCATCTGCTTTTTCACCTATTTTAAGAGAGTTTTTAACTTCAAAATTTGCTTTGTTTCTCATTAATTTCCAGAACGCATTTTTGTATTCATTTGATGCGCGTCCTACTTTTTCCGTTTTATCTGAAATAGCAGGTTTTTCTTTAATTGGCGTATCAACAGCTTTTGATAATTCTAAGTCAATCGCTACTTGCCTTTCCAGCCTATCGATTTCCTTGCCGAGATTTACGACCTCCGTTTCCATTTTTTCATAAACTGCATTGTCTTCATCAGACACAATACCGTTTTCATTCCTTCTATTGTCTAAAAAGTTTTTTGCATTTTCCCATGTTTTCGCGCGTTTTTCACGCAACTCAAGTATTTTGTTCATAATGTTTTCTCCTCCTAAATTTTAATGATTTAATAAATAAAGCCGCTTATATAGCGACTCGATTGAT